GGGGGGGTAAATTAACCCCCTTTTTTTAAATTTTAGTATCCATATGCCATAATTGATGCTATCGTGGTGTAATACAATAGTTACAGCAAATCAGTTCGCCATATTATTTTTGTCTGAATTATCAATAATTAAGTCATTGTCCACTCTTTTCACGATACATGACTTAGGTATGGTTATACTGTTTCCTATACTGTCTATGTCTACTCTATTGGTTGAGGCGAAGTCTGATACAAGTGTGAGGGCTTCTTTATCTTCATGGACCAAATAACCTGTCGATATACATAGGGCGAGTTTTTGTTGTTCTACTTCATCAAGGTCTTTCCATTCACAAGATGATTGTGCATCAAGCCAGTGTATGCTGACATGTCGGTAAGGCACTTTCATATATAAAAATATAAACTTAGAATTAAAATAGTCAAGTATAGTCCGTAAAAAATTTTGGAAAAGCCTACGGCTTACAGTATAATAAACACATGCCAAACTATTCTACAGTTGAAAAAGTATTAGACTTATATCCAAGAGTAGGGAGTTTATCTACAGTCACCTCTGCGAATATTGCTTTCTACATAGACCAGGCAGAAAATGAAATCAATGGACACTTGGTTAATGGATATACTCTACCATTCAGTTCTACTCCTCCGATAATTGAATCTTTATCAACTGAGTATGGTTTGGTTAAAATATTGCAAAGATTCTTTACACAAGAAGTAGGTTCAGACAATGCTTATGTAGCATCAAGACTTGAATCAGTAATGGACTACCTAACTAAAATAAATTCAGGAGACATTGGATTATTTACATCTTCGCTTGAGCTTATCCCTTTTAACTCTGGTGATACAATCTTTAGCAATACAATGGAATACAATCCTACATTTACTATGCTTAACCCATCATTACAGCAAATTGATTCTGATAGGCTAGATGATGAATTAGATGCTGTAGACAATGAGGACTATAATCCAGCACTTTACTAATGGCAAAATTTAGAGCAGGTATATTCAAACAAAGAACATATAACCAAATAGGTGTATATCTAAATAAATTAAAAAAAGAAATGAAACCATCACAAGCAAGACAGACTAATTTACAGATTTTAAAAAGAGCAATCACAATCTTAAAAGATAATTTTAAAAACGAAAAACAAGGTGATGGAACTAAAATGAAAAGAAATAAATCAACATCTTATCCACAGACTAATGACAGGACTGATTGGGGTGGTTATGCACAAGATTATTCTGAGTGGAAACGAAGAGCACAGATGAATGGTTGGTTTATACCTTCTGCTCGTAGACATGCTTCTCCACCATTCAAAGTTATGAGATTAACAGGCAATGCTTCTACTGTGCCACCAGCAGGTAAAAAGAATTTTGCTTTTAAATCAGAAGCATCACAAAACGGAATCTACATAGAAAGCACTGTTAAGTCTGATAAAGGTTTTGAATATGGTAAATGGCAAACACTTAATGGTAGAGATTTTATGCCGAGTGTTAAAGCTGTAAGAAAGATAGCACTCGAAATTTACGAAAGAAAATTCAATAAGGTGAAACCAAGATAATGGCTATAATTGATTATTTAGGAATAGAAAATGCAATAAAGGATTTGTTACTCGCTGATTCAAGAACTAATGCTTTTGGTGGCAGAAATACCACAATTGAGGTAGAACAAGAATTTATTTTGAATTCTGAAAAGTGTCCTTACATTGCAATCTTTTTAGATTCTCATGAAACATTAGAAGATACAGAAACTATAGGTGGCTCTAAACCTTATCTTACCTCTTTGGCTATAACAGTTTGGATGTATGATTTTAGTTTAGAAAATTTAGATGGTGCAACAAATCGTGATGTTATGCTAGGTAAAGTAAAAGAAGTTTTAAAAGAAAATAAAAAATTAAATGATACAGTTTTATATTTTAAATTCGGTGGTGGAGAGTTTGATAATCAAAAAAATACCTCTGGACTTGGTTTCTTTAAAGGTGTATCATTATCACTAGACTGTGAGGTCAAAGAATAATGAAGATAAAATTTGTTGTAGATGGATTAGAAATAGCTGGATTCGGAATAGCAGAAAAGGGAAAAGAGATTGAAGTTCCTGATACTGTAGGCAATAGTCTTGTCAATGAAGGTATTGCAAAAGAAGTAAAAGCTAGTAAAATAAAAAAAGAAGAACCTAAAAAGGTTGAAGGAGAGTAAACAATGGGCTACGGAATTGGTGGACATTTAGCATTATCGGTACAAAATTCAGTTGGAACAGCAACATCAAATTGGGTGTATATTCCTTTTGTTTCAGAATCTCTCACAGAAAACATTGAACAACTTCAATCAGAAAACCTAAGAGCAGTATACGACCAACCTAATCAATTAGAAGGTATTTCAAATGTAACTGGTGACATTGTATTTGAACCACATCCTAGTTACTTAGGACATTTCTTAAAAGCTGTAACTGGTGGCTCAACATCGACATTATCTACATCTGCATATATACATGAGTTTGTACCAACACAATCAGACTTTGATGCTAACTTTGCTTTAAGACCTTATTCAATAAACTTGTTTAAAAATGTAGGCTCTGCATATCAATACACAGATGCTATGATTCACACACTTGCAATAGAAATTACTGCTGGTGGAATCATCAATGCAACTGCAACAGTTCATGCTAGAGGTTCTGCACTAATTAACCCAACAACTGCTAGTTTTATTTCAGCAGACCCGTTTACTTGGAATGAAACATCTTTACAAGTAGGTGGTTCAGCTAATGGAGAGTTTGAATCTGCAACAATTACAATTGATAATCCAATCGAAGGTATTCCAACTCTTAATGGAGAGAAAACTCATGGCAAGGTTAAAAGAACAGGATTTAGAACTGTAGCTGTAGCTGGAGACCAAGACTTTTCTTCACAAGCTGAATACAACATATTTAGAGCACAAACTAGACAAAGATTCTTATTTACAATTACTGGTGATAATATTGGTGGAAGTGCTACTAATCAAATTACAATTGATGTTCCACAATGTAATTACTCTACATTCTCTGCTCCAATAGGTGGACCAGGTAGAATTACAGCTTCTTACGAAGGTAATGGTGAATACGATACTTCTTCTAGCTATGCTATTAGATACACATTAACAAACACAACAGCTAGTTACTAAGACTAGCAGGAGGAAACTCATGAAGTTCAAAATTAAAGACAAAGAAATTAATGTCGAACCTGCAACTTTAAGACAAATCGGAGAACTAGAAAAAACTGTAGGCTCTTTACAAAATATAGGTACAGAGAAACCTGTTGAAGGCATAATTTCTATTATTGATGTCATAATCAAACATTGTCCACAAGATGAAGGCATGACAACTGACTGGATTTTAGATAATTGCAATATGCAAGAAGTCGAATCTCTGAATGAGGTGGTAACACATTTTTTAGGGGTAAGTCCAGCAGAGAACAATCCGAACTCGTAAAACTAATAGATTTTTTCGCTGTTCACTATCGTTGGTCTAAAGAAGATGTAATGCAACTAACACCTGATGAAATTAATCAGCTACATGGTATAATTACGAAACGAGAGCGACAGAAAGCAAGAAGGTAGTTTATGGCAGCAGGAAAATTAAAACTAGACATTGACACAGGGAAAGCCCTTGCTTCTATAACAAGACTAGAATCTTTATTTAAAAAGATAGATGCTTCTCTCAATAAACTCAATACAACTTTAGCTATATTCTCTACAGTTCTTGAAAAGAACAATAAAGGCATTATTACACTTAGTCGTGGTTATACACAATTTGGTAGAACTTTATCTAATGTTAGAAAAGAATTTACTGCTGCAACCAGAGTAGCAGAAAGACATAATCAAAAACTTGCAGAAACAAGAGCAAGAATGACATCTTTAATGAGTGCCACAGACACTCAAACGAGTTCACAAAATAGAAATACTGCTGCTAAAACTAGAGCAACTGCTGCACAGAATACTTTAACTCAAACTATGCAACGAGCTAGAGGTGTTATCTTAGCTTATGTAGCTGCTTTAGCAACAGGCAGACTTATCTCTTTTGCTGATGCTACACAAAGGATTGATAACAGGATAAAACTTGCTTTAAAACCAGGTCAACAATTTGAAAATTTATTTAGAAAAGTTGGTAAAACAGCTATGGATTCAAGACAACCACTTGAAGCTACAGCTACAGCTTTTTTTAGAATTTCACAAGCATCTAAATCTTTAGGTATATCACAAGATGCTGCTTTAAAAGCGACTGATTTATTTAATAAATTGTTAACAGTGCAAGGTGTAACAAGTCATGAGGCTCGTTCTGCATTACTACAATACTCACAAGCTCTACAATCTGGTAGATTCCAGGGTGATGAATTTAGAGCTATATCTGAAATCTTGCCACAGATTTTAGATTATCTTGCTGATGCAACAGGAAGAACTACAGCAGAGCTTAGAGATTTAGCAAGACAAGGGCAAATTACTCCTAGAGTTATGCTACAAGCTTTATTTGATAATGCACAAGATATTGAAAAACAATTTAAAAGAACAAATGTAACTCTTACACAAGGTTTTAATATTTTAGCAACTTCTGCACATATGGCATTTAGTTCTATTGTAAAAGATGCTTTAGTGCTTGAAGCAATTGGCAATACATTTAAAGCATTACATGTTATTTTAATTACCTTTTTAAATGCTGTTGGTGCAGCTCTTAAAGTTTTAGGTGTAGTAACTCATTACTTTAATGAAATATTAGCTGTAACAATAATTCATTTTAAAACACTTATAGCATTTAAGTTAGCAAGAATAATTAGAAACATAGGTGTTGCATTTGGTTTTTCTGCAAGAGCTGTCGTTGCATTTAATTTAGCAATAAGAGCTAATCCATTATTTATTTTAAT